ATGTGGCAAATCGAAGTGAAATTGGCAAATAATTGGCAAATCGGAGGGGTTCCTTTTGCGATCATCAAACACTCGTTTGACATAATGAATCTAATCCACACACAGCGATCATGTCCGAGAATGAAACAGGTCCTGACGAGACGCAACTCGGAGGCCGTGGTCCGGAAGCACTATTTGAACCTCAAGACCGTGGAGGAAGCTGATCAGTTTTGGAACATCGTGCCCGAGGGCGAAGCGCTGCCGAAGCTGAAGAAGAAGGACGGGCTGTTCGTGGAGAAGCCCGTGAAGAAGAAACAGACTAAAAAGAAGGCGAAATGCGTGCGTGTCTGATTCCGGTCTGATTGAACTCTAGATGAGGATTGTCGCTTTGTTCAGATGCAGGATTATCACTGTTGGATGCTCTGAGCTATTTGCTATAGCCCGCCCCTAAAAAAGGTGCTGATCTTAAAAAAACTCCCGCTTTTTAGCATAGACAGTGATATAGTTCGTCAATACGTTAGCACAATGAAAATTCAGCTACCTCTTTTTGTTTTCGTCCTAGTATCTTACACATTCGCAGCGGCGCCCGAAGTTTCGAACATAACCGCCGTTCAAAGGTCGGGAACCAAGCTAGTCGACATCTACTATGATGTGACGGATGCAGAAAACGATTCGCTCACCGTGGCGGTGCAACTTTCATCGAATGCGGGAAGCTCGTGGAATATCCCCGCGCGCACTTTAACGGGTGACGTGAATTTCAACGTCACACCGGGCACGGGCAATCATATCGTCTGGAACGCAGGAGCGGACTGGAACCGTAACTACACGACACAGGGAAAGGTTCGTATTCTTGCGGACGATGCGCCCACGACTCCCCCCATCGCTTCCATGGCTTTTGTGCCAGCGGGTTTCTCTAACCCCGGCAAGGAGATCTACACCAGTGCCTTTTTCATGGATAAGACCGAAGTCAGCAAAGCTGAGTGGGATGTGGTTTACAGCTGGGCGATCACCAATGGCTACGTCTTTGACAATGCAGGGGCAGCAACGGCTTCCGATCACCCCGTAGTGAACATCAACTGGCACGATGCGGTGAAGTGGTGTAACGCGCGCAGCGAGAAGGAAAGCCTCACACCTTGCTACTATACGGATGCAGGAAAAACGGTCGTGTATCGATCGGGACTTAGCGCACTCGATAATAATTGGGTGGACTGGGATGCGGATGGCTATCGTTTGCCGACGCGTGCGGAATGGTTGAAAGCCTATTGGGGTGGAAATGCGGGCAGTAACTTCTATCCATGGCCGAGCAGCGGGGGGAGTTACTCTGATCACATCAACGGAAGCTTCGGAAATTACAAGTATAGTGACGACCCCTGGGACGATAATGTTGCCAATCCTGATTTTGCATGGGAGACCACACCCGTGGGCTATTACGATGGAAATCAGACCCCAGTGGGGGTCGATATGGCCAATGGGTTTGGGCTCTATGATGTTTACGGAAACGTAAGTGAATGGTGCTGGGATCGCTCTTTTAGCAATTGGTATTATGAGCCTGAAGCACAGGATGATAATTCCAAAGGTCCGAATAGTGGTCTTGGGCGGACTCGCTCAGCCTATGGACGCGATTGGAATGACTATACTGGAGACTCTACTGGCAGTACTTACTTGAGCGATACTACGGTGTATACCACCCTAGGCTTCCGCACCGTTCGCAGCCACTAACCCTTAGAGCGCAGCTCCTTGAATAAGCGACGTAAAGTCAGCCTGGGTGTCTTGGGACTCACCCTTATTGCGGGGGCGGCGATCTATTACACGGGTGATCAAGGCAACTCGGTTGCGGTGTCGGGCACGTTTACGATTGATACACGTGATCTGGATTCAGTGGCGCGCCCACACACGCTACGCATCGCTCAGTCGGGGCAGTTTGTGATCGATACGCGAGACGACGATACAGTTGCGCGACCTTCAGTCTATCTATTGGGCCTCTCTGGTCTGTTTACAATTGATACCCGTGACGACGAAGAAGCGGCACGGCCTTCGTTGGCGCAATACGAGCTCTCCGGGCTCTTTACGATTGATACGACTGCAGATGGATCGAGTTATGTAACGTCCGGGACATTTACAATAGATACGCGTGACCCCGATTCACTCACACGCCCCCTTACCCTACTGACTGCTGTCGGCGGCTTGTTTACGATCGATACCACTGACCCAACGCCGCTGGATACGGATAATGACGGGCTGCCGAATGCTTGGGAGCTGGAATACTTTGACGACATCCATGCTGCTAATGGGAGTGCAGATACGGACGGCGACGGACTCTCCAATCGCTTAGAATTTCTTTATGGGCGTGATCCACTTGTGCCTGACAATTTTGGAATTATCGAGATACTCACAGAGACTCTCGGCAAAGGCACATTCGTGATTGGCATTCGCTTGAATCCGGAGGCGCTTGGTGGTTTCAATATTATTCCGCAATACTCGAAGGGGCTCGATACTTGGAAAGAAGGCCTCTTCTATATTGAGCCCTACGGCATCCCCACGCAAAACACCGACGGCACCGAAACGCATTATTTCAAAGCCAAAGGACCCAAGCCCAAAAAAGCGTTTATGCGAATCGTGATTACAGACGAGTAAAGGTTTGTTCGTTGTCTATGTTGTTTTATTTTCTGAGTTCTCTGCGAATCCGAAGGATCAAATAGACCAGCGTGGCTAGGCCGACTAGGATGCCGACTACGGTGTTGATGTGATCCAGGGCGACGGTGGCGCCGCCGCCGATCCATGCGGGGCGGAGGTCTAACAGACATTCGTATAGTTTCTTCATGGTCTGTTAATGGCGAATGGGTGATGAATGATGGCGGATCTGGAAGCCAGGCCTCGCGGCCTTAGCGATCTAGGCCGGAGGCCGTAGCAATCTGAAAGGGAGAAAGCGGACGAAGGTCTGCCGGAGATGGCGCAGCAAACACTGAAATGCTGAAAATGGATGTGGGGCTCCCCTGCTAACCGCTTCCCCCTTCTCAGCCATCACACTGTGAAAGGGAACGTTTGCTGAAGCTGCACGCTACGCATCCAGATCGATTGGTGATTTGGTCGGGGTTTGGTAGCAGCACTGCTGCGCAGTGAGTTGAAAGTTGGAATGTTGAAAGTTGAAAGTTGAAAGGTTTAGCTGGCGCTTTGCGCGGGTGGTTCCAGAGGGATCGGGGATTTGGTCGGAGTTGAATACCTCTCTAAGAGACGATGAATCTCGTGCTCGACTCTTAGAGCGTTCTGGTGGTCGCGGAGGGTCTTGGTTAGGCGGGCGTCGATCTGCTCGCCTTGTGGGGTCTGGTCGAGGATGTCGCGAAAGGTGTCGATGCCTTGCACTAGGCTGGCGGTCACCTTGTCGGCGGTTTGCTTTTTCCGGCCCATCCAGATCGCACCGAGGGCCAGTGCTCCGTTGAGGGCGAGGCTGGCCAAGGGTGCGGCGCCTGGGGCGGGGATGACTGCGGTGGCGGTGTCGATCAGGGGCTTGATCGATGGCTTGGGGCGGATCAGGCCGAGGGCTTCGGCTTCGGCGAGTGTGATGCCCTGCTCTTGTGCGACTTCGTCGTAAGGCACGGGCTCGTAGAAAGTGTCGCGGACGGTTTGGCAGCCTGACGTGGCGAGGATCGCCACGAATAGACTGATGGCTAATAGCGAATTGCGAAGTTGGGATAATTTCATGCCCTTATCTCAGGGCATCGAGTAGCCGGGGGCAGTTGCCCGCCCCAAGCTCTCACACCACCGGACGAACGGATCACGTATCACGGCGGTTCCGAAGATAGATTTCGGCTCTCATCAGTTCAAGCTGATCGTATACAGATAGGAGGTTCATTTTGGTGAAGACTTTGCGTGGCAGTGCTGCGTTCATATGCGAAGCTCCGCTGTTGAACCATGGCCCGCGTCCGTTGAAGCTACTTTTACGTGCACGTTCGGGGCGAAGCCCGAGCTGCACCAGTTTCTTGTAACGCGTGCGTGGACGTTTCCACTGTCGCCAGATCACACACCGCAAGCGATGGCGTAGCCATTCGTCCAGTTCACGGGCGAAGGTTTTCGTCTGGCTCAGGCGGAAGTAGTTCGTCCATCCGCGCAGCACCGGGTTGAGCGTTTCTTGGATGAAGCGTTGCACGTTGCGCCCCCGTCCCTTGCGGAACAGTTGCTTGAGCTTCGATTTCATCTTTTGAGCGCTCTTAGCCGGGACTCGAATACGCGGTTTCTTTCCACTGGTGAAGCTGTAGCCGAGGAAGACTCGACGATTGGGGCGATCCACCGCACTTTTGAGATGGTTCACCTTCAGCTTCAGTTTGTTTTCCAGATAAGTGGTGATGGACGCGAGCACGCGCTCGCCGCTGCGTTGAGTGGCAACGTAGATGTTGCAATCGTCAGCGTAACGGCAGAAGCAATGTCCACGCCGCTCCAGCTCCTTATCCAGGTCGTCCAATATTATATTGGACAGTAGTGGTGACAATGGGCCGCCTTGTGGCGTCCCTTTGTCCGTTGGTTCAGTTTGCCCGTTGATCATCACTCCGGCGTTCAGCCAAGAGCGGATCAGTTTGAGCATCGCTTTGTCTTTCACATGGCGACGCACTCGCGCCATCAGTAGGTCGTGGTTCACTTCGTCGAAGAAGCTCTTCAAGTCCAGATCCACTACCCAGTTTTTGCCTTCACTCTGATACTTTTGCGCCTGCGTTATCGCCTCGCCTGCGCTACGTCCGGGACGGAACCCGTAACTGTGAGCGCTGAAGTGAGGTTCAAACAAGGGGCTGAGTATCTGTAACGCCGCTTGTTGCAGCACACGGTCGAGGATCGTCGGGACGCCCAGCTTGCGGATTCCGCCGCCAGGTTTCTTGATTTCCACACGCTTAACCGCGTCGGGACGATACGTCCCAGCGATCAATTGCGCTTCGATCGTTCCCAGGTGTGTGTTTAGATACGCCAGTGTGGCGTCCATATCACGTCCATCGATCCCTGCGCTGCCGCCATTGCGACGCACTTTCTTCCACGCGGCTTTTAGATTGCCGCGTTCGGTCATCTGTTCGATCAGGTTTTCTCTTTGAGCAACGCGGTTTTCTTCGTCCGATGGTGGAGTTGATACACCCATACGAGCCCGCCCCGGATTCCGTCCGGTTCTTCCCGAGTGGGCCTGACGAATGTTGTCGTCAGCTTCTGTATCCCTGTCCGTTCTCATGGTCGCAGGCCTTGTTGTCGGTCTTCGGTTCGATCCTTCATCCGCGATCGAAACGGACTACTATGATCTCGGCTGACTTCTCCACCTTCCATCGTGATGCATCTCTGCAACACTAGTCCCTCGCGAGACAGAAGAGGAGACCTCCCCGGGTAATGCGCACCTGCCTTCACACTTATGCCTGCCGCATATACAACCACGCCTTCTGTGCAAGTTTTGGACTTTAGAGTTCTGTGCCCCCTCATCCAACGTGACTGCCTAGTATACGGTTCCTGTTCGTCAGGCCAGTGTTTTGCCATAAGCTTCCTCCCCACGCACACCTCACGATGACGCAGTTGCCTTTCGGCTAACTCTTCCCCTTGCCGGGTGAGTAACAGACTTTTATCAGTTTTCATAATAATCACTGTCAAGCAGGTGCGCCCTGCCGGGCGCGCACAAAAAAGGCCCTGACTAGCAGGGCCTTTCACGGGAATTCACTGAGTTTGACTGTCAGTTAATGGCGGATCGCTGATGGGAAAGTGGGAAGGTCAAAAAGTGGCAATGTGAATCTGACGGTGAGGTTTGGATACGGAGAGGCGCTTCGCTTGGACCGCTTATTTGCGCTGATATTGCGCTTATTGGAGGCTGATTCTGACACTGCAATAGCCTCTCCCTTAAATGCGCTCAATCATTTCCCTCTCGTTGCAGTGTAGTTGCCCAGAGTTTGATACCACCTCTCATCCTTTGAAGAATAAACGCCCCAGGGCCGCTTTGTTTCCTTATTGATCCAAAGGTAGATAATATCAGTGAATCCCATTGACCTGATCTGCTTGCCTTCCGTGCCTTGCCATATGCGATCAGCAGCGGTCTTGACCTGATTCGCATTGGCTTTTCCTCTGTAGCTATAGACCAAGGTATCTATGGCATCAGCATGAAATACATCATCCCAGATGACTCCGTTTTCGAGCTTTAGTGGTAGGCTGCTTGAAACTGCCATTTTGTGAGCCCAGTTCGTTCGTATCTGCTTATTCTCAATAGTGCTGCCAGCCTCACAACTTAGTATTCCGCTAATGAAAAGAATGATGTATATTTTAAACATATTGAGTGTTCGTTCAGTGTTATTCAGTCGACAATCTCAGATTTATTTCAATCCGTGCGCCACACAGTAAGACGTAACACCAGAATACCATTTCTTTTCGGCGCAAGAATATAGACCATACTCTTTATCTCCCTCGCCGTAGGCATATATAGTATCGCGAAAACCTAACTTCCTCAGATCTATACCGTCTTGACTACCCCAATAGCGATTCGCCGCTTGAGCTACTGAAATACGATTAGGACGTCCTATATAGCAATACATCAAACTGTCGTTTTCTTTTGCGTGAAAAACGTCAGCGATTGTTACGTTTCCCATTTTCACGGGAACATGCAAATGTTCTTTGATCGAACGTGCATATGCTGATCTGTATTCGTCATTATAAGAATATGCCGATGTGCCTAGCATAAGACTAACTAGAATGAGTGTTATGATTTTCATATTATGTATCTGCTTTGGTGGTTACAGTTTCCCATGTTCGCATCACGAAGATGCCAATAGGCAGTTTTTAATGATTGATATAGGAATTGACGCGGGCCAGGTGTTTTTCGTCATTCTGCTTTTTAAGGAATAGCAGGATGCCCGCCCACTGGTTTAGATTGAAAAGAGTAGTTGAGGATATGTCTTGTTGCTTCGCCGCATTTGTCGATAAAATCAACTTCGATGGCGTGCGCCTATATCAGGGTAAAAATTAAAGCCTGCCGCGCAAGAAGACAAACTAGTCCTTTAGGACTAGTTATCAAACGCTTTTCATGCTCCCTACGCCTGCTCGCGCCTGCGGCGTTCTCCGGCTAGTTTGCGGTAGAAGTCTTTGCCGTGGATTTCACGCATGCGGGCGCGGCGGAAGTCGACGGCCAGTTTGAAGGCTTTCTTCTCGCCATATTTCTTAATGGAAAAGCTGGTGCACTTCTGAACGCCTGGTTCCGGACGCCAACTGACAGAGTAATTATCATGTCTGGTGCCGTTGGGGCCCTTCTACACGGTGCGTGAGACGCCGAGCTCGCCGGTGGAGTTGCGGCTGTCACTGACGACGATCCGGCGACGACGTGGTTTCTTGGGGATCAGCTCGAGTTCTTCATTCAGTTCGTCGCGGTATGCCTTGGCCATTTTCAGGGCTTTGGCTTTGCCGCCTATCTTACGATCGCTGAAGAGCTTTGAGTATGTCTTGCCGTTGCGGTAACCGCGAACGAACCATCCATGTGTTGAGCCTGAGTCGATTCGGGATATCCCTGTCATTGCTGTCTTTTTTCTAGCCATGGCTGTATTCCGTAAGTTTTTTGACTAGCTGTAAAGGGATTAGATAGGGAAGGATGCGGAAGGTTGCGGAAAGAAGCGGAAGGGAGAGGTGAAAAGCTGAAAAACTGAAAGCTGAAATGCGGAAAGGTGCGCTGCGTTGCAGAGAGTTGTTGGTTGGGGCGGTGTGGCACTGATTGCTTTTCGAAAGGGTTTGGACATCCAGCACCCCGATCAGCGAACCGAGTATGTGGCCTCGGCGCTGAAGTCGATTGAGGCCGCACTAAACAGCTGTGCGTCCTAATACGAAAAAGCCCGCAGGGGGCTGCGGGCTTCTGCGAAAAATACTCAAAGGTAGATTACCTACCTAAAAATATGCCACAACTAATCAGTGTCCCATCTCTCTGACATTTTTTCCCACTCGTGATGGTAAATCCGATATAATTTTTTTATGTCTTCTGCTCGACTGGAGCTTAGATTACCAGATCTGCCCGAAACAAACCATTCATATTTCCAAGGCTGGCTCAGTTCCCGCCAGCGCGCCCCATTAGGTCGAAATGCAACCTCAATATAATCGATAAAACCTTCCAACGATCTGCTTCGTGCGACTGAATCCCCCTTCCTTACTGCGGCCGAAAAATCTTTTTCACATTTCCTGTATGCACGCCAAATCCCAGAATCATTGGTCATAAGGTTTTCATCAGTGATTAACGTACCAGGCTGGTAGTTAGAATCAACCAGTGACGCTATGGCTAATAAAGAATTCATATGGTCGTAGATACGCTCCTTTTCATCCTTCCAAATATGCCAGACCAGCGGTTCCCAATTCGACATTTCAATGGTATCTAGGCGAGTGGCATAAGCTCTGATGTCATCTTTGATGGGATTCGTGAGTTTTTCACGAGCAAGTTTAGTAAACCTATCGTTCGGCACTATTTCGGCCTTCGTTAAAACGCCGATAACTTCACCAGATACCGCGTCAAAAACAGGTCCTCCACTGTTCCCCGAGAATGCACTGCAGTCCAATTCAAGGAGTTTAGAGCCGATGCCGTCAAGTGTGCCCTCTGATTTACGAAGAACACCACCGCCTAGTGGGTAGCCAAGTAAATAGATGGCATCCTTAGGCCGTACCTTTGAAACATCATCACTCACTCTCAAGAATTTCAGCTTCGAATTTTCTTTGAGTTTAAACACACATATATCACGATCTTGAACTATATACGCATTACTCAATTCAACAGACACGTTATCCCGTGTCCTTACAGAAATATCAGTTAAAGCATTAGCAGCTTCGATGACGTGTATGTTAGTCACTAGGAACTTCACGCCTTTGATCTCACACAGAAACCCTGAGCCAGAAGCCCCCCAAGACGTCGTACTTAATTCATTATTGCTGCTGGGGTGAACTTCTACGAGGCATACTGATTCACGATGATCCAAATCCGTAGATTTATCGACAATCTTTGTCGCGCTTTCATTCTTATGAATTACGACATACTGATTCATCGTCACATAATGATAATTAGTACCAGATAGCAGTACATTCAGAAGTAGGTCTAAGGTTACATTGCTAAGTGACAGAGACACCTTCTCATTCATATTTAGAGGGTCCTCGAGCAAAATTAAAAACTCGGGATGACCTTCGCTTTGACTAGAATGTATCTTATTGATTCGATCAACTGCCTCAACTAGTGACACACCCTCGAGCTTGAGATCGTCAAAAAAGGGCTGCTTAAAATCAATAGCATTCAGGGTTGCACACAGTGCTAAGAATAAAACAAGGACAGACTTCATGACAAAACAATGAATAGGTGATTAAAGACAAACAAGTACAAACACGCTATTAATTGCAATATCTTACCCAAGTTAAGACGTCTGTTAATTGACGAATCCGCCTAGAACCAGCGTAAAATTAAGGTGTGAAATCTTTATTATTGCAACAAGTAGAAAGGTACGAAGAAGCCCGCAGGGGACTGCGGGCTTCAAGAATTTGGGGCATGGCGACCGGGACGGTCGCCGCTACCTTTGACACATGCAGGAAGCCAATCGGGAGATTGGCGATCCCGGGTTAGGCGACGGTGATGCGCTTGGCGCTGATACCGGAGGTGACTTTGATGTCCTTCGGTCCAGTCGACGGCGAGGACGTCGGAGCGGCTGGAGTTCTCGCGGTAGACGCGGACGACGTCCACCCCGCCGCGGCGGGTGCGGAAGGTCTTCATGAAGCAGGGATCATAAAGCGTCGGCCGTTTGTTGCCGTGGAACAGGTACAGCTCGCTGCCGACGATGTTCTTGGCGCTCTTTTCCTTGCCCCATTTGTTTTGGTCGCGCGAGAGGACCCCTACGCGGATGTCGAGATCGGGGTTGAGCAGCAATGAGGCGAACTGTGCGCGGGTGACGCCGATGGAGGCGGCCCCGGGGAAGCGGGCCACGACTTGCGGGTTGTGGCGGATCATCGCCCAGGCCGGCAGGCCGATGACCATGCGGTTGGGCATCATGCCGGTGTCGGTGGCGAGGGACTCGATGAGTGAGTCGACCTCGGCCACGGGGTCGTTGGCGTTTTCGGCGCCGCTCCAGGCACCAAGGCCGCCTTCGGCTGCAATACCACCGGCGACGGCGTCGAAGACTTTGACTTCGTGGGAGGCGACGGCGGAGGAAACGAGGGTCTGCGTCTTGGCCTGTTCGAGGTGGAGGGGGTCGCCCTGCCCTGCTTCGTCGCGCTCATGATCGTCGATCGGAATTTCGAGCGCCTGGGGCAAGCAGTTGTAGGTAGGATCGCTGGCGGCGAACTCAAGACGACGTGCCGGACCACCGACGGCACGGGAGGTGTCGAGGATCTGGAAGGCGTTCTTGTCGTCGAAGTCTTTATACTGGCCGGTGGCGGCGGGTACGATGACTTCGGGCGCGATGAAATCGGCGAGCGAGGACCGGAGGTCCTGCGCGATGCCGCGGGCGTAGTTAGTTAACGTGACATGGAATTTTGAGCTGCTCATAATTGAATGGGATCGGTTGGGTGATTGATTGAGATTTATTTTTGAAAAAGTGACTACGTCAGGGCTGGGGAATCACCCAACCTCGGAGCCACATGCGGCGTGTTCCTCCGTCGTGCCTGCAGTCACGTAGCTGGCTACGCTCCCTTGGCACTCTGTCGTCAAGCGCCACATCTGATCTCCGTCCCATCCAATTCTGGAACGGTACGGAGTTGTAGATATTGGATTTCGTATAAAACGGAGTGGGATCGGATGAATGTGATTAGGTGGTGATTTTTGGGAAGTTTGGCTGACTCTGATGCGGACGACACGGAGGTCGTCCCTCCCATTTTCTTCTGGAACAGTTCGGAGATGACATAGTGGGAATGCGTGAAGGTTACTTGAGGTTGATGTGACTTTGGGCTCTGCTTATTTTACGCTTATTGGAGTTGAGCGCGGAGGACTGGTGAAGTTCTTAAGGTGCAAGGACCGGGCGAAACAGAATTGCCTCGATTTGCTCACCTGCGACGCCACTCTCTAGTGCGACTGCACATAGATATTTCCCGCTGGGGTTTTCTTCGACGGCGTCGGCAAAGCCATGGGTATTACCTGTCGAATCAACATACAACTCATTGCCCGCATAGGCAGCTGTCTGAAGCTTGAGTTTCACGGTGCCTGCCAGCCCACCCGCCAATGGCACGACGCTTGCTTGATCCGCATCGGCATGAATGACAATTCCGAAGGGGGTTGCGCCCACTTCGGCTAATGGTTCGATGGTTGGAATATTTTGCGGCAAGCTGAGGCTAACTGCCTCACCAATACGTGAGCGGAGGTCTTCGGTGGTCGGGAAGGTGAGGATGGCGTTTTCGCGGGTGAGTTTGGACATAAGAATTTAAGTATGAAGGTGGGAAAGTGAAAATGTTTGAAAGTGATTTAGCGGAACAAGTCCGGGGCCTCGGATTGGGCCTTGGCGAAGACGGCTTGGAAGTCGGCCTGCGGGTTGGCGGCGTGGACTTCGGCGAGCTTCTTTTGCTGCAGGGCCATTTTGCTGAGTGCCCCTGTCTTGGTGTCGCCCCCGGTCGTGACGGGTTCGAGGACGGGATTTATGGGGAGTGCTTCGAGGGCTTTGACGGCCTTGGGCTCGTCGCGGATCAGAGCGTCCTGCCAGAAGGCTTTGGCCTCGTCGTCGGCCGGAGGGATGCGGCCGGCTTTGACGGCGGCTTCGACATGCGACTCGGCGCGGGCTTTGATGGCGGCGGTTTGCTCGGCTTCCAGCTCCACGATGCGGGTGGTGAGTTGCTGGTTGTCGGTTGTTAGTTGGTTGAACTTGGCCTCGATGGCCAGGGCTGCGGACTCGTCGGAAGCGTCGATGGAGTCGATTAGTTTGAGGGCGTGGAGTTTGGCTTTGATTGCCGTAGGCATAGGTTGAGGAGTTGAGTGGTTGGGTTGTTGGGTGGAGTGATTAATGATGACTGATTATCGCCTTTGGCGAAGAGAGGCTGAATACTTTTGAAGGCGGCGCGATTGACTAGGCCGCCCATGTTGGTTTCGGAGCTGATGACTTTGCCCTGGTCGTCGGGAATGAAGGTGGGGGAAAAGCGGCGGAAGGTCTTTTCCTGCACTGCCGTCTGCCCCGCCCCACTCCATTCGATCTTGGCACGGACGCCACCGGTCTTGAGGTCGTCGCCCGCCCAGTAGAATTCAGTGGGCCAAGCGGCGGCCTCGCGGTCTTCGTGGTTGAAGTCGAAGAATGGCCGGTCGTCGTTGCCTTCGGTGGCCTTGGTGAGCTGCGCCTGCAGAAAGGCGTTGAGCGTATCGGCGGTGGCGGCATCGACGCTAATGTCGAGCGCGACGGGCTTGCCCGCGCGGGAGGCGTGGATGCGGTGGGTGCCGGGGGGCATGTACTGAATGTCGGACGGACATTCAGTAATGGCGGATTGCGGATGAGTGATGGCTAACTCAGTGGTGAGTGCGGCTTTGATCGCTTCGGGCATGGGTCCGAGATTCGAGTCTCGGGATGCGGGATGCGAGGGGTGCGTTTCACTGGGTTTAACTGCGTTTCACGAAACGCTGAAAAACTGAAATCGGAAACGGAGACTTGGGCTCTGCTGTTTCTTTACCGCTAATGGACGCTAATTTTCGCTAATCCAGTTCAATCCAGTCGCCATCCTTGAATACTCTAGCACTCCATCGAACATGCACATCACCCTGTGACTTAAACCCAAGAATCAGAAGAAAACTACTCTCTTTTGAAATCACCTTAGCTTTACCAGACTGCTCAATAATTCCTGAAAGTTTAGATAGCTCAGGTTCAACCCTATCGTTATGTGGAGGTGGGTAAGTTATAAGCACACGAAGATCACAATCGAGAAGCAGGAGGTGCCCGACTTCTTTATACAGGCCAGAGAAGAACACATTTTCATGCTCAATCGCAACTCGTGCACGACAAAGCCAAGTTTCACTCAGGGGAGCACAATCGAGGATTTTGTCGGCTTTAGGATCAAAGATTATGGCATCCATCGAATAGTATTCGCTATAATGCTTCAAACTGAGTGACTCCGCGACATCTGCGATGACTGAATCTTTGTAACCTAAGACTGCTTGGGTGTATGACTTAGCTATATTCCAAACATTAATGAGTTCAGAGTTTTTAGACCGAACAGACTTTAACCACGCTTCAAAAAAAGCCTTTGAGGATACTCGTTGCATGAGACCAAAGCTGTCCCGTCAAGAGTTGAGGTCAAACGGCTATTCAGACTTTCTCACCCGCACGCTAATCTCACAGTCGCAGTTGTGGTGGATCGGTGGCGGGGTTGACCAGCCGCCTGGATAGGTGGTGCCGTTAAGGGGATTGCAGGACGGGCAGTCGCCGCCTGACCAGACTAGGTCGTGGGTCTTCAGGTCAGTGGTTGCCAGGAGGTCGGCGAAGTCGAATGGCGGCTTGGGCTTTTCTTGCGTTGAAGGAGGCTGTGCTCTCGCTTGCGCCGTGAACGCAAGCGGAGGTATGAAGGTGGGAAGGTGTTAAAGTTTGAAGGTCTTTAGCGGACGACGCGGAGGTCGTCCCTCCCGATGATGCCGATGCGGATGTCGTCCCTCCCGGGGTGAAGAGGTCCTCCTTTGGGCCGGGGGCTGGGACTTTGTGGCGGTCGTAGAGCCATTGCTTACTGACTGGCAGGCCCATTTCTTGGAAGAGTAGATTTGTCGCGCTGGACCATTTGGTGGTCCTTCTCGGGGCGGTCGAGTTCGACTTCTAGGAACGGGAGTTCTTCGGAGTTGCCCCAATTCAGCTCGATGAGGCTGGGGATGAATTGGTTGTTGATGACCGTCGATCACGTAGGCGGCGTAGTTCTCGTAGAGATCGAGTTCGACTTCGCGGTGGACGTTGCCGAGGGCATAGGAGCCGCTTTTGCCCTCTTCGCTGGTGAGGGTCTGGCCGAGGAAAAGCAGATCGCAGGCGCGGTCGGCGATGGACATGAGGCGCTCGGTGGGCTCGGACTTGCCGGCGACGCCGGGTGTGCTGCCGTTGAGGATTTGTAATTCCGTGCCTTGTGGGAATGCGCCCCAGGCTGCGGTGCCCATGTTGCGGAGCATGTCGGAAATCTGGTCGATCTGTGTCTGCGGGGCGCTGGGATCGTAGGTGGCCCAACGGATCGGGAGACCGAAGAGTTCGGCCTTATGCGTCATCCACTCCCAACCGAGCATGCGCCCGAGCCAGAGATGTGCGAGGGCGCGGAGCTGGGCGGTCTCGGCGATGTGGCCGGACTTGGCGCGGTAGACGCCGACTAGGAATTTGTGGGGGTATTTTTCAAACCGCTTTGGGCTATTCGGATCCCGGTCGGGAAACAAGCGCAAAGCATTTGAGTTTGAAGGTGGGAAAGTTTGAAGGTGGGAAGGTGTTTCGAAGCCGAGGCAGGTCCACGGAACACGGCGGGTGCCGGTGGGGAAGTATTTGCCGTCTTCAATGGTCCAATCGATTTCGAGGACGGAGACGCCACGGGCTACGGCGTCGAGTAGTTCATAGAGGGTGGCTTGGAAATTGTGCTGCCCTTCCCAGGTGGCAGGCCTTCTGGTTGTGGAGGACGTGTTCGACGAAGGCGGCCTTTTCGAGGGCGGCGGCTGACGGCTCCCTGCCCTTCTCCGTCCAGGGCTGGAGATTGAACGGGAGTTTGCAGACCGCCTTCTTGATCTTGTTCAGGTTGGAGCGGAGGCGCTCCCAGGTGTCCTCCATCGTGTTGAACAGCTCGTTCTGGAGCATGAGGTTGCCGCGGCCGCCCTCGTCGAGGATCCAGCCGAGGCGTGTCGGGATCGAAGTCGACCGGGATCGGGGAGAAGTTGCGAATCCTTAGTATGTGAGGCGGATGACCGTGCGTGTCGGAGGCATGCGCTGAAGTCTCACACGGAGACAGCACGACACGGAGGGTAGAATTTAACTGGGTTTCACTGTGAGCGTGAAGCCCCTAATTAGTCTCAGCTGTAATTTTGAAAAATTGAATATCAGGATTCACAGGATTGAGCTTCACATCAAGAGAGCCGCTATCAACTCCCACATCTTCAGCTTGTAAAGTATTAACATCCCAAGTTTCCAAGTCGTCGGAAGTAAGCAAGTTCATCTTCAGATTAAAATCCCCGTTTTCTGCTCGTTGGATCACAGGCGAGCCCAATGCGAGGTCGCGCATTTGGTCCGCGGTATAGCCATCCCCTAGTTCCTGCTCTGACACCATAGCCCGCAGACGTGCCCATGCAGCAGACGAATCAACATCTGGGTCGAATCCGAAAGGCGCGAGATACGCTTCAACTGGATCAGAAATGCCATCACTGTCGGAATCGGGGCCATTGGGATCTGCCGTCACATTAAGAGAGGCATTCGCAGATAGCGTATCACCAAAAGAGTTGGATACCCTACAGCTATAATCTGCTTCATCGAAATAGCCGACACCATTAAGAATCAAGACACTAGAAGTTTGGCCTTCCAATTCTTCGCCGTTCTTGAGCCATTGATAAAGGTAGGGCTGAGGGCCACTTGCAGAAACAGCGAATACCGCTGATGCTCCTGCAGTTGAACTAGCATTTGATGGATTGGTAAGCATAGATGGTGCCACACCCGTGTATACAATCGAGAATGTGACTGACACATCATCCGCTGCTTCATAGTCATCACTACCTGCTTGGCTCGCAGTAAGGACAGCAAGGCCCACACCAGTAAGATAAACAGTATTATCTATCACTGTCACTGGACCAGATTCAACTGCTACCGTTACGGGAAGACCTGAACTAGAGATGGCATCTGCGGGGAAAGGCAAGGCCCCGAGAACCTGAGCACCTGGATTGTTGAATGTTATCGTTTGAGACGTGTTCGCAATCTCGAAAGTAACTTGAGCATCGCCCGTCCCGCCCGAATTAGTTGCCGAAATAGTCACAATGAATGTTCCCGATTCAGAAGGCGTTCCGACGATTTTTGGCGCGCCAGAGGATGTGTCGAGCGACAAGCCTTGCGGTAGATCCGCTGCACTGTAACTAGTCGGATCGTTAGTGGCAGTTATGATGTATTCGAGAGGGACTTGAACCTCACCGCTAACGGTCGTCGAACTCGTAACTGAAGGGGGGGTGTTAATGAAAGGGCTGCCATCGGCATTATAAACTGCCAAATAAAAGTCATTAGAAGACGTTGATAACTGGACAACTCGAGAACTTCCGTAAACAGCTAGGTCGGAGGTAAAGACATTAGTTTCAATATCCCCTCCGACACCGAACGAGGTGATTTTGCTGCCAGATGAGTTTACCTTGCTCAAGGTAGTCCCACAAGAGACATATAGGGAATTATCGGGCATCCATTCAACAACTCCCTTAAAGTCATCTAAATCGTAAAGGAAGGTATTAGTTCTATCCCGTATAGTTTTGAGTGCGTGAAAGGTATCGTTGATATAAAAGCCTACATCGTATATGGAGTTGTAACCCCTAGACGGATACCAATTACCGTAAGAAAAGAAAAAAGCTTTGTCTCCTAAACTACTAACACTTATATCTTTTGAAAAATATTGTAATCGGTGACTCTCGCCTTGTCCTTGGATCACTACGAACGAATGCGTCTCCGTGATAGCGTCAGATTGAGAGCCATTCGAATACGAGTAAGTTCCAGAATATACCTTAGAAGTCGAACCGGTCCAAACCCCCAATTCAGTGTAATTAAATATTGTGTCATACCAAGAATCGTCGAAGGCAAAGCCATAAGCTGCAGTTATTGTATCTGCGCTATTGCCATGAGCAGATAAGTCTCTGAACCCATCACCATCAAAGTTAGTATCTAAAGAACCATTCGATTTGTATCTATGTATGGATGGAGCACCTTTCCCTTCGAGGACGAAGATTTCACCGGCAGCACCAATAAGCAACTGATATCCTTCGTTGTTAGCACCTTTGTAATCGGTTCTAATCTTGCCTCCACCGGCGAAGGAAGGGTCGAGACTTCCGTTACTATTAAGGCGGACCAGCGCAACATCAGTTGTAGATGAATTGTATGTAGTTCCTACAATCAGAATCTTCCCATCCGACAAGACCTCCAAGTCATTCGCGATACTCCAACCAAGAGGATATTGCACCTTAGCTACACCACCCGTCCCGAAGGAATTATCTAGAGTGCCATTGGCATTGTAGCGAACAACAACCATATCGTTGTCTGACTGCCCCGCGGCAAGAACTTTGCCGTCAGGTTGTACAACTACGACATTCGCAGTCTCAACTCCCCCGAGATCGGTCTGGACAACACCTCCCGTCCCCCAGCCACTAGCGTTGGATATACTCGATAGAGTAAACAAACACGCTATAAAACATAAAATCAAATTTCGGTATTTCATAAATTCTCGTTCTTTTGGTTGTTGAAAAATCTCACCCATTTTGAATTAGACAGTAAAGTGGTTCCATATACTGAAACCTTATCGTCGTCTACAGCACATACATTGCGAATGTCATCTTTCACTTTGTTAATTGAAGAATCGCAGATCCAGGGGGAAATATAAATTCGATCTATCATATCACTGGTAAGATCCAGCGCGATATCATCATGCTCACTAATTACGCGAAACTCCCGTTCGTCCTGAAAGGGTAGTCGCTTGAGAAAAGGCCAAGAATCTGGCTCAGAATAATTTGAGAGTTGGTCAATCCTGATGTAATCTACAGCACGTCCAATTAGATTCTTTGCTTTAATCTGCTCGGTTATCGCTTCAGTTTTAAGGACGAAGCATAAGCCTTCCTTAGCATAAATGCTCCAGTGGTGATGTGTCTCGACAGCCTGCGTAAAGCAAACAACACCCAGAGACTTCTCATTAAGTCCACGAGCATGCTCGTAAGCCTTCAACGCTGATTCTTCACTTCGATCATCCCATCCGATGTAAGATCGAAAGGGGATTTCATTTGTTTCTAAGTATGCTAATCCCACATCTAAAGTGACGTATCTCCTCAAATATTTACTTAACTCCACACTCATTTATATTAATGTTCTATTTAGTAATCCTAACTGTCAAACGCAAAAAAAAAACAAAATATAAAGTAGGCTTATTACCGCCAAACCTTAGCAAACCGTGTTCTCATCGGCCGATGCCCTAAGGAATTTTGAAGAGTGAGTAGTGAGTGGTGAATTAGCGCCAAGCCCTCGAAAATCGTGTTCGCATGAGTCGGTGAGCGCGTTTGTTCGCCCCAGCGAGTGCTGGTGAATTTTGACTCAGCCCCATACCTTCGGGGCATTTCTCGGCGGCGTGCAGGGCTAAGGCCAGTGCGGTGGCGCGGTCGGCGTGGCCGTCTCTGGTGCGTGCGGCGATGAATTTGACCAGGCCCTGCGGAGTGACGATGCGCTGGATGCTGCCGAGGTCGTCGCGGAGTTGTTGGCTGTTCGGAATGCGGACCGTCTGACTTTGGAAGGCTTTCTTGGCGCGGCTGAACAGTTCGCGCTTGCGATCGTTGGTGAAGTTGACGGCGTCGAGCTTGTAGTCCCCTAGCCGCTTGGCCAAGTGCTCGGAAATGGGACCGCCCATGCCCGTCGAATCGATCGCGATGTAACGGGCGCGAGCGACACGTTCGGCGAGGATCGCTTCTTGTTCTGGGAACGGCGTGTTCTCGAGGACGAGGATTTCCCGAGTCCATAGGATGCCCCCTACCCGCTCCAAGGTCCAGGCGACGGTGAGGTCTTTGCGGCGGCCAATGTCGATGCCGACAAATAGCGGATTGGGCGTGCGTGTTTCATAGGGACCGAAGGATGCGGCGGGATCTTCGACGGTGCGGATGAGTTCGATGGGAAACACCTGGGCGGCGTGCTCCATGAACGCGCATTCAAACTCTTGCGCCCAGCCATCAGGGTCAGCGAGGTTGGTCTTGAGTTCGTCAATGTCCAGGCCGAGGCCTTGTTCGACGGCGTCGTACACCGAGGTCTTGTGGCGCTTGAAATCGGGGGCTTCGTTCCACAGCTCGTAGAACTTGTTGTTCATGCCCGCAGGTGTGGAAATGACGCGGAGCTTTAGCTGTCCGCGCAGCGGATTGGTGATGATCGGATAGACGGCCCGCCAGATTTCTTCGGGGTTTTCATGGAAGGCAAATTCGTCGAGCACGAGGTTGGCCGAGTAGCCACGGGCGGTGGAGGCGTTGGCTGGCAGTGCTAGAATGCGGGCGCCATTGGGAAAGCGAATTTGCGAGGCCTTGGTTTCGGGGATGAAGGGCTGGCCGGTCTCGTGCTCGACTGCCTGTGCAAAAATGCGGGCGACGCGATGCACCTTCTCCATGAATTCGAGGGCCTGGCGTTCGCCGGCGGAGAGGATGATCCAGTCGGCTCCGTGGTGGATGGCGTCGGCGACGACTTCGAAGGAGGCCGCGAGGGAGCCGCCGATCTGGCGCGACTTTAACCAGATCTTGAAGCGTGAGTCGTCCAGCACCCACTGCCGTTGATACGGGAGGAGCAGGTCGTAGGGGGATGGTTTTGCCTTTGGCAAAAGTGGGAAGGTTTGAAGGTGGGAAAGTTTGAAAGTTAAGACACTGAAAGCTGAAACTATTCAGATGCGGACGACGCGGAGGTCGTCCCTCCCTGAGGTGGGGAGTTTTTATTGGCCGGGGTGAAGAGGTCCTCACTCGGGCCGGGGGCTGGGACTTTGTGGCGGTCGTAGAGCCATTGCTTGCTGACGGGCAGGCCCATTTCTTGGAAGAGTAATTTGTCGCGCTGGACCATTTGGTGGTCCTTCTCGGGGCGGTCGAGTTCGACTTCTAGGAACGGGAGTTCTTCGGAGTTGCCCCAGTTCAATTCAATGATGCTTGGGATCAACTGATTGTTGACCACGTCGATCACGTAGGCGGCGTAGTTCTCGTAGAGATCGAGTTCGACTTCGCGGTGGACGTTGCCGAGGGCATAGGAGCCGCTTTTGCCCTCTTCGCTGGTCAGGGTCTGGCCGAGGAAGAGGAGATCGCAGGCGCGGTCGGCGATGGACATGAGGCGCTCGGTGGGCTCGGACTTGCCGGCGACGCCGGGTGTGCTGCCGTTGAGAATTTGTAATTCCGTGCCTTGTGGGAATGCGCCCCAGGCGGCGGTGCCCATGTTGCGGAGCATGTCGGAAATCTGGTCGATCTGGGTCTGCGGGGCGCTGGGATCGTAAGTGGCCCAACGGATCGGGAGGCCGAAGAGTTCGGCCTTATGCGTCATCCACTCCCAACCAAGCATGCGGCCGAGCCAGAGATGTGCGAGGGCGCGGAGCTGGGCGGTCTCGGCGATGTGGCCGGACTTGGCGCGGTAGACGCCGACTAGGAATTTGTGGGGATACTTTTCAAAGCGCTTTGGGCTGTTCGGATCCCGGTCGGGAAACAAACGCAAGGCGTTTGGGTTTGAATGTGGGGAGGTGGGAAAGTGGGAACGTTGAATGTGAGAAGGTAGCTCGAAGCCTAAGCAGGTCCACGGGACGCGGCGGGTGCCGGCGGGGACGTATTTGCCGTCTTCAATCGTCCAATCGATTTCGAGGACGGAGACACCGCGGGCGACGGCGTCGAGCAGCTCGTAGATGGTGGCATGGAAATTGTGCTGCCCTTCCCAAGTGGCGGCCTTCTGGTTGTGGAGGACGTGTTCGACGAAGGCGGCCTTTTCGAGGGCGGCGGCGGACGGCTCCCTGCCCTTCTCGGTCCAGGGCTGGAGATTGAACGGGAGTTTGCAGACCGCCTTCTTGATCTTGTTCAGGTTGGAGCGCAGGCGTTCCCAAGTGTCCTCCATCGTGTTGAACAGCTCGTTCTGGAGCATGAGGTTGCCGCGACCGCCTTCGTCGAGAATCCAACCGAGCGTCTCGGGATCGAAGTCGACCGGGATGGGCGACAGTTGGTTGTCGCGAGGGTGTGGCTTAATAATTCTTCGAGCGGGATTCATGGAATATTAACCGCAGAGCGCGCTGAGGCTGGGAGAACTGAACCTGATTTTTTAACCACAGATGGACACGGATGGACACAGATAGAGGTGAGCCTTTTTCACTGTATACGAAAAAGGCCACGCGGATGAGACGTGGCCTGATGATTAGCGCAGAAGCGCAGAATAGCAGAGGGAAGAATTTAACTGGGTTTCACTAATTATTCAGGCTTCCTGACGCGAATGAACTTCTTTGTGCCTGATGTATCAAGCGAATGGGTGATCGTATCAACCGTTGTCCAATCTGAAAGATCTTCGGATTCTTCTATCATAAACTCGAATGAGAATCCACCGCCAGCGCTAGGAGTCAGACTGACTCCACCCAAGCTAAGTCCCTGCCTCTGTGCATCGGTGAGCACACCAGGTAGCTCTGCTGCTGCTTGTTGAAACTCCAATAGTCGAGCCGCTGACGATACATTGGGATCGAATCCGAACGTGGCTTGCCTTACTTCGATAGCGTCCAGAATGGAATCACCATCTGAATCAGCATTGTTTGGATTAGTTCCAGTATCAGTTTCACTGACATAGATGCCCGTATTAGTCTCGACGGAATCATCAAGCCCATCTCCATCGCGATCAGAAACAACAACAAAATTCTTAAAAGTATTTTCACCGGGGCTAATTGCCACGTTGTCACTCTCCGCTCCAAGTGAAACCCCGATTGGATCACCATTAATGTAAGATGGTAACTCTGCTACTGAAGACGTGCGTAAATCTATATACTGATTACCATCGTAACTATAGGCGCTAGTAAGCTCAGCTGCAGTTGAATCATAGGATAAACGAATGTGAACCGCCTCTACTGGCGAATAAGGAATCGAGTAATCATCAGCTGCGAGGCTTGAGTCGACTTCGATTCGTTTAACACCATTGTGGTCCTGTAACTTAATTTCTAGGAAATCTGAGTCGTCGTAGATAGTAGCCGCAGTTGTGAGTAACTGCATCCATATCACGGCCTGGTTAATTGCTTCAATATCACCATCCGTATCAACGCGGGTGCCTCCATCAACTACGTTTACCGAATTAAGCATGATGACAGAAATCGTCCAGTCATTTTCCCAACTGAGAGAGTTGATTTCACCAGAATTTGTTACCCACAATGCGTTAACAATACCCCAGGGACTAGAACCTGACGCGATTACATCGATTTGCTGTGCTGAGAATTCAAGACTCAGGTCACTCGAACTCACACCCTCATTACTCAGCCAAAAACTAGATGTATCTAAAGAGGCCACACCTAGTTGCTTATGCTTATACTTCGGAAGGATTCCAACATCGATCTGCTCGCCATCTGGCGTTCCGTCGTAATCTAGATCCCATGAAGCATCATAAGTTACGAACTCGCCCGAGCCTCCTTCACTGAAAACGAATGTGCCCGTATCGGTGCCCGTGTAGGTATAGTCAAAATGCTCGGCGAAGGTGCTGTCGGTGAGTCGGCCCGTTCCACTGTTCCATGTGTAGTCGTTTGCTGATCGCTCCTCACTATCTAAAAAAATCAGCTGTGAGCTGGTTTTGTAATAGTGGTATTGAACTCCGTAGTTTGGTGCAGAATCACCATCCAAATAAGAAACTCGAATCTTACCTGTAAGATCAGCTGGTTGGGCCGATGTAGTGATAAGTGATAGTAAGAATATCGAGGCGAGAGAGCTGAATTTGATCATCTAAACACTCGTAATGGTTAGACATAGATTAGACAAGGTTTTAAGAAGATTGTCGCCAAGTCTGCGAAAACCTCGTCAGCATAGGTCGATGCCCCAAGGAATAGTGAAGAGTGAGCTGTGAAGTGTGAATTACCTCCAAGCCTGAGCGAATCGCGTTCGCATTGGTCGGTGAGCACGTATGTTCGCTCCTACTAGTGCTGGTGAATTTTGACTCAGTCCCCATACCCTCCGGGAGCTTCTCAGCAGCATGGAGCGCCAGGGCCAGAGCCGTCGCCCGATCGGCGTGGCCGTCTCGGGTGCGTGCGGCGATGAACTTGACCAAGCCCTGCGGTGTGACGATGCGCTGGATGCTGGCGAGATCGTCGCGGAGTTTTGCCGCTGGGTGGGATCCTCGACTTTCTGACTTTGGAAAGCCTTCTTGGCGCGGCTGAACAGTTCGCGCTTGCGGTCGTTGGTGAAGTTGACGGCTTCGAGCTTGTAGTCCCCCAGCCTCTTGGCGAGATGTTCGGAGACCGGGCCGCCGATGCCGGTGGCGTCGATCGCGACGTAACGGGCGCTGGCCACGCGGTCGGCGAGGATGGCTTCCTGCTCGGGGAACGGGATGTTATCGAGGACGGTGATCTCGCGGGTGATGTAGGTGCTGGCGACGCGCTCCAGGGTCCATGCGACGGTGAGGTCCTTGCGGCGGCCGATATCAATGCCGACGAAAAGCGGGTTGGGCGTGCGGGTCTCGTACGGGCCGAAGGATGCGGCGGGGTCTTCGACCGAGCGGATCAGGCTCATGGGGAAGACCTGTGCGGCGTGCTCCATGAACTGGCACTCGAACTCCTGGGCCCAGCCATCGGGGTCGGCGAGGTTGGCTTTGAGCTCGTCGATGTTGAGACGGAGGCCCTGCTCGACGGCGTCGTACACGCTGGTTTTGTGGCGTTTGAAATCGGGCGCCTCGTTCCACAGCTCGTAGAATTTGTTGTTCATCCCGGCGGGGGTGGAGATGACGCGGAGCTTGAGCTTGCCCCTTAACGGGTTGGTGATGATCGGATAGACCGCCCGCCAGATTTCTTCGGGGTTTTCGTGGAAGGCGAATTCGTCGAGTACGAGATTGGCCGAGTAGCCGCGGGCGGTGGAGGCATTGGCCGGCAGTGCCAGGATGCGGGCGCCGTTTGGGAAGCGGATTTGTGAGGCTTTGGTTTCGGGAATGAAAGGTTGCCCGGTCTCGTGTTCGACGGCTTGTGCAAAGATCCGTGCGACGCGGTGCACCTTTTCCATAAATTCGAGGGCTTGCCGTTCGCCCGCAGACAGGATGATCCAGTCGGATCCCGTGGCGATCGCGTCGGCGACGACTTCGAAGGAGGCCGCGAGGGAGCCGCCGATCTGGCGCGACTTGAGCCAGATCTTGAAGCGTGAGGAATCGGCCACCCATTCGCGTTGATATGGGAGGAGCAGGTCGTAGGGACTGGGGGCGTTCGCGTTGCTCACAAAGATCAGAAGTCAGAGGACAGAAGCCAGAGATCAGACATTGGCTGATGTGGAGGGCGCGGAGGTCATCCCTCCCGTTGGATCGGGGGCGGCACCTAGTTGGACGCGCCAATCGGCTAGGACTTCGGCTTCGGATTTGTTGGTGATGCTGACGTTGGTTTGGACCAGTGCCTGGGGCTTGTCCGCGAAGACTTCGGGCTTCAGACTTTTGAGCATGAAGATCAAGCAGGCGTCGGAGTAGCGGCGTTTGTCGCCACAGTGGTTGCCCTTGATATCGAAGACAGGCTCGTCCCAGCCATCGACCCCTCGGCGGTGGAGCTCGGCTTCGGCGGACTCGATCCGTTTGGCGTTGCGGACTTTGTCACGTTGATACTGCGTATCTTTGAACCGGTGGGCCAGCTCGGGGCGCTTGGTGAGTTCCAAATAGAACAGACTTTTGCTGATCCCCTCTTTCTCGATGGCGGGATGGGTGTCGCTGCCGTGTAGTAGGTTTTTCACTACACGCTCGAACAGGGCCGTGGAGAACTTGCGCTTGGTGGCTAGGACGGAGGCTTTCTTAGAGGGCTGAGACTTGAGGGCTGAGACTTGAGAGGGCTGAGGCATGGCCCAATTGTGACTTGGGCTTGCTCGGGCAAACAAGGTGCAGGGTTCACTGCGAGTGACTGGGTTTCACCATTTAGGCGCGGGCGTGGACCGACTGGACAAATAAAAAACGCGTGTAAGCGGAGCGGGGAACGGGCTTGGGTGAGCGCTTCGCGCTTGGTTGAAGGTTGGAAGGTGGGTGACGCTTCGCGGACATGGCCGGTCGCGGCCTCAGAGCGACAGTGGCCATTGGAACGAAGTGATGCGTCTAAGCTGAATGGGTTGCTGGTTGTGTGTTGTTCGTTGATTGACCCGCTCGGGCTAGGCGTGCGGAATGGGTGAGCTTGCGAATAGGTTAGTTGATGACGCCCGTAGGGCTGGATGGGGCGCGGAGCGCCCTCTCCTGCGCTGAGTATGCGCGGTCTGCCGCGCTACGCGGAGCGGGCGAAAGCGCGGGGCCACCGCGCAGGGCGGCGGGGGGAAGGCCCCCTTTCTCCCCTGGGGGCCGCCTGGCGCTGCGGGGACGGCGATGGGAGGAACGACCTTGAGCGGGCTGCGTGCATGGACCGTCGCGAGGGGTGTCCATATTGAAGACCGTCGAGGGCGGGGGTTGGGGGGCAGACTGTAGCCCCCGAGCAGAGCGAGACGACCTCAGGGAGTGCAGGGGCGTGGCAGTGTGCTGGTTGATGCGGGTAACTAAGCGCCGGGCGTGGCGGCGCAACGGGTGGTGCTACGGGGAGATGGAGCGACACTATGTCCATTATGTCGACATAAGGCGTAGCCGTGAGCTAGGAATACGACGCTCTATTCGGCATAATTCGACATAGTGCGCAGAGTCTCGGGTCCCGTGGCGCTGTGGGTTGAAGGAACGAGGATCGAAGTTCGATCCGAGCTGGTGTTTGGCCGCCGCCGGAAGCCGTGCGTCGCGCAGGGAGTTTACGACCGGAGTGACGTGTGGGTGACTAGGCGGTTGGTGCGGGTGACTTGCAACCGGGGGTAGCAGTCGGTGACGCCTCGGCGCAGTGGAGGCAGAGTGGAGCGCAGTGACCGTAGGTGCGGCGGGAACGGAGGAGCTCTCCATCGGAGGAAGCGAAAACGCCTGGAGCGCGATTAAGCGGAGTCGACGGGGCGCGTGGCAAAGATGTGCTTTGCAGATCGCCTGCCATGCGCTCGGTCGACGGAGCCGCGCGGAAGGTGTTGAAGCGCCGATGGTGGGCTCCGTAGTGGGAGCCGTGCCGGAGGACGCTCGCGGAACGGCGCCGGAACGAAGACGGGGTGGCAGCGTCTGCGGGTGGCGTCCCGTTGGGTAGTGACCGGAGCGCGGGTGGCGAAGGGAGCCTAAGCGACTGGATGCCATCGGCGCGGAGGGAACGGCGGTTGTCGCGTTGGCGAGGGGTGGGGGTTCGGTTGCAACGATGGGGAGTGCCGGGTGACGACTAAGGGGACCGACAGGAGCGAAGCCGTTGACTAGAGCGAATCCTCGAAGGGAGGAACGAGCGCACGAGGTTGAGCGGCGGGAATCCTCGAAGGGAGGAACGAGCGCACGAGGTTGAGCGGCGGGAATCGGCGCAGCGGATGAGGGCACTGTGGCGGCAGTGGGCACGGGTGGCGTGCAGGTGGGAGTGACCGGAGCGGTGCATCCGCAGGAAGCCTAGGCGACCGGAGGCTGGTCCGCGGAGGGAACGGCGTTGCGGCGTTGGTGGGAGGTGTCGATTGGAGACTCGGTAGCAGGTGCGCTGCGTTGGGAGCCTAAGCGACTAAAGCGGTGCTCCTGCGGGTGGATTGAGAGGCGGTTGGGACGTTTAGCGGAGCGGAGGCGGCCCGGCTGTGCTGGCGGAGGATCTGCTTTTTATGGATTACCGAAAAAGATTATTATGTATATATAACCAAGCAGCAACAACCCGGCCAGAATCAAGAGAAGATGCATATATTCAATGAACGTTTTACCTGCCTTGGAGGAATTTTCTATCCACCCTTTAATAAAGATGAACGTCACGAGCGATATCGGGATCAACGCACCTTTTAACGCACCACCCACAAAACCAGTGCTAAAAGCACTCCAATTAATTTCTGCGAAGATTAACATCAAGCCAACGTGACCAAGAAATTCTAACCAGCAATAACAAAACTGGGACTAAAGTAAGTGTAAATCGAGCCCCCTGCTCTTAGTTGTCCAAAGTCCGACTCCAGTCGGGGTTTTCTTCGAGCCATTGGAGGGCGTCTTCGAGGGTGCCACGATAGCCAGGCATCGGAAAACCAGCCTTTTTCATGCGATAGACGTAGTTGGGGTGGCGGTTGAGGCGCCAGGCGAGTTCCTTGACGGTAAGCAGTTGAGTATCGTTGTATTTTAGCATGATGGCGAATAGGTGATGAATGATTGTCGAAATTAATTGCGGCCACTGCGGCCACTTAGGGGTGGATTTGCCTAACTTCTCTGTAATTTATGGTTTCTAAATGGTTTCTTTACGTAAAAGTTAGGGATTTGGGGGTGAAAGTGGTCGATGTGGTCGTGCTTTTGTAGGATCCCCCTATGCAGTGAGCTGATAGTCGCGAATATGGAGCCCGAGGACGTGGCGTTCTTTGCGATTGCCGGAACGGGATACCTCCCATCCTTGGTCGCGAAGATAATGCGAAATCTTCTGGTTCGAGCGGTAACGGGGCTCCTCCCCTTCGTCATGGCACCAAGCTTGATAGGTCTCACGAAGTTGGGTGAGGCTTGAAGTTAACCCCCACTGCTGCTCGGTGCGCTCTTCCATAAATCGGGCGAATTGGTCGGAGTCTTTTTGATATTCCTTGGTGGCATCAATCACCGCCTCTGGGGGATGCAGGCCGTTTTGATCGATCATGTCGATATAGCCGCGGATCGCCCAGTTGAGGATGCCGGATAGCTCGGCACGAAACTCGGCCAGCACTTCATGGCGTGGACGACGTTCGTCTTCGGGCATGGTTTTTAGCCAGGGAACGAGGTGGACACGCCTCCAGATACCGTGATCGGTGCCGGCGATCTTCGGCTTGTGATTGCCGACGAGCCAGAGCTTATGCGTTGGCGTGAAGACGTAGGGTTTTTCATAAGGACGGCGAGCGGTGATGTCATCCCCTCCGACTAGACTCTTGATACTGCTTTCATTGAGACGGCGCTCTTCAGGGATCTCATCCGAAACGACGATGCGCTTCCCTTCCATCTGCGCCTTTCGATAGTCGAAGTTGTTATCGGAGGCCTTGGCCATGAGTGCTTCAATGGGCACGGTCGTCATTAGATCACCAATCAACATCTTAAGGCCGCTGGTGTAGGTGCTCTTTCCATTGGCCCCCTTACCATAGAGAAAGAAGAGGATATCTTTATCCACGTAGCCAGTGAGCGAGTAGCCGGTAGCACGAGCGAGGTAGTCTATCAGCGATTGATCCCCCTGCATGAAATAGTCTAGGAAACGGGACCAGCGCGGGCTGTCTGCTTCAGGGTTAAAATCGCAAGGCGTCTTGCAGGTCGCTCGATCGGCAGCGCGATGCTCCCTGAACACGCCATTAGCGAAGTCGAGCACCCCATTATTGACGACGAGAATACCTGGTTGCTGATCGAACTCGGTGGCGACGGTGCCCAGGATCGATTCGGCAAAGGTCAGGCAACCTGACAGATACCCCATGGAGCGGATCTTCTCGATACGCTTGTGAATCCCCCCTACTTGCGCGAGGCGCGGGTCTTTCTTCGGATCGGGCGCGGGACTCGCATCGACCTCCTTCAAGATTGTATTGGCCAGACCTTCGTAAGCAGCAGCGACGGAATCGGATGCTTCGACTAAGGTGCCCTGCATCTCATCGCGTTCCCAGATGCCATCACGATAGGTGCGCCAAACTTTGGCATAGTGATCGTAAAGCTTCTTCCACTCAAAGAGACGTGCCACGAGCGCGGCGTCTCCACGTTGATTGCGACGGTAACATTTCTCAACAAACTCACGCGTCAGTTCGACCTGCTTCACATGCTTGGCAGGGTCTTCATCAAAATTTTCCATCGCCTCGCGCGTGGTCGGATCGGCAAACCGAATACGGCCTGCCCATCGCTTGCGCCGAGACGCTTCCCCCGCATCAAACCCACCCTGCTTAGCATACCAAACGAGCGTTCCGATACCGACTTGATCTAGTTTGTGTTGCCATTTGCCTGGGTATTCCCCCGCCTTCTCTTCAGGCGACCACTCGGCGAGCAGTTGGCAGCCTTCAGCCATCGGCAAGACAGACCAGACAGCGGATGCGATACGCAGCCAGTCTTCATAAGCCGGACGCTGCGCGACGAATCGCAACATCTCACGGATGTCCTCCGCAGTGGTTTCGAGAGGCGCTTGCCAAGACTGCGAGGCAGCACCCGCAGCCACCGCCTCGGGGATCCGAATCGAAACTGCGGACTTCCATTGCAGCTCAGGATCCCAACTGACAAAGCACAGACGCAACGGGTCTTTAGTGGAGCGATCGATCTGAAGACCATATTTATGAAGGAAGTGATCCTCAACCGCGAAGAATGCCTCACGGTGACGGGAACCGTCAATGCGCACGCCCGCCTTCAGCCCCTTCCCTGAGGGCGAGACAAACACGAAGCCGACGTGCGGATCGTCCATCAGTAAGGCACGCACGGCATCGAGGTCGTCCAGTTGCGGATTATCCTTCGCATCGAGATCCGCCTGCAACCAATCCGAGTGCCCCGTCATCTTGGCATCGAGCGGCACCGCCTTTGCACGCGTGAGGCAACTGGCCGAGAGTGTGAAGGCCGGCAAGGCACGCTTGCTCTCATCATATTTTTGACGAGGGCCTTTTTCGAGACGCTTACGAAGGAGACGGATCGGCTCTTGCCACTCATCCGAGCGGATACGTTCCAGCACGCTGCCGAGCGATGGTTGCTCAATCGGCTCTTGAGCGAAGGCATTCGGAAAGAGACCGACCGATTTAGGAAATTGTTCTTGGAGAGAGTTCATGGAAAGTGGTTGAGTCGTTGAGTCGTTGAGTTGTTGAGTGAGGAACCACCCCGCCCTTCCGCCTTCACACGGTTACGGCGGGACGAGTCGGGCACCCCTCCTTGGTAAGGAGGGGAGTTTATTGGGGGGTGAGGTTGCGGTAGAATTGGATGGCTTCGGAGGAGACGAAGATGCCGCTGATCCAGTCTTTGAGGTGCAGGCCACCGAGTCCCCTGAGGCGGGACAATGCGACATAGGCCTGTCCCGGCTCACGGGCGGCACGAATGTCAATCAATGCCCGATCGAGCGTGAGGCCCTGGCTCTTATGGATCGTCATGGCATAGGCCAGGCGCAGTGGATACTGCGTGATCCGCCCCGACTCCTGACGCATAGGGATCGAAGTGAAACAGATGGCGGGCAATCTCACGCGTTTGCCCGCTATCGAGACGCACCGCGATGCGGCCATCGAAGGCAAACGCCTCGACTGTTCCCGTCGCACCATTTGCGGCGATCAACTCCCCTCCCTCCGACAAATTACGCGTGACCATCACCCGCGCCCCACGCTTGAGACGTAGCTCCCACGGGGTGATCATATTCTTACGCAAGAATTCGACCTCGTTGGCCGGCCCCTCACTGTCAGCCATGAAGACTCGCTCGGCATCTGTCTCAATACAGCCCAGCGAATAATCATTCCACTTATTGACCTGCGTATTGTGCGTAAAGAGACGGGTAATATCACGATCCGGAAAGCGCGCGATCCGAGCGGCGAGCGTCTTGGCAGTCGCGCCCCGAATCCGCCCCTCACGAAAGTCGTTGAGGGCGGCGATAAAGTCCGGCTCCTCCTGGCGGTGAATGGTCTCCAGAAAGGCTGAGACAAAGCCCGCGCCTTGCCACGCAGCCGATTGAAAGGCCCAATCATACACACCTGTCTTACTGACTGGAGGCAACTGTAAGAAATCACCGACAGCGATCACCTGAATGCCACCAAAGGGGCGATCATTCTCCCGAACCTGCCGACAGTGAAAGTCCAGGTAGTCGAGCAAACGCCCAGGCAGCATAGAGATTTCATCAATCAGCAATGTAGTTGCTTTTCGGATACGGTTGAAGGCCGCACGGCGCGCGGGAAACAGATTGCATTCCAGCCCGCGGAAGAACTCGACAAAGGACTCACTACTTTTGGGCCCGATTCCGATACCTGCCCAACGATAGACGGTCATGGTGCGAAGCATCAGGCCCGTTTTACTCAGGAAGCCATCCTGAAGATTGATCGCCGCGATGCCAGTGGTCGCAGTGACATCGACTGGAGAGAAGGCCGAACCGACAAACTCGCCGACCACTGTGGACTTACCCGTGCCCGCAAGGCCGGAGAGGAAGACATTCTTGCCACTACGCATCAGGTCGAGGGCACGACTCTGGGAAGGGTCGAGGTTGAGAATTGTTGGTTGCTTGTTGTTGGTTGTTGGTTGGGAGAGCGTAGTCATGATGGCAGGGTGGTTCGTCGTTTGGTGCAGATCGGACAGGGAGAGCGGAGCGGGACGGCGCGGCCGTAGCGCGCGCATTCGGGGCAGCAGCCAGGTTGTGTTTTCGGACTTCGCGCTAAAAAGGGTCGCCGGGGCGCGGATGGTTGGCGAGTGGCAGCCGCTTGAGCAGAATGAGCGGAGCGACACGATGGTTGGGCGGAGCGACAGCCAGCCAAGCGTGTTGGCTCTCCGGCTCGATCCAGATCACCAGATCCCGATCGAGCGCATGGCGTGCTTGCCACCACAGCTTTTCGTCCGGCGAGGCAGTCTCGGAGGGATAATCCTGCGGGATATCGTCGCCGCTCGTTCGACTGGACTGGAGCTGCCTCCCCTGCTCCTCCGTCTTTGGAGCCAGGGGCTGCGACTCCCCCGGCTCAGGCGCCGAGGGGTCGCACAGCTTGAGGCCAGACGGAGCGGCTGACGCAGCCGCTTTCTTGGCCATGAGCTCACGTAGCGAGGGCATTAGTACGCGCCCTCCTTCTCCAGCGGAGCGACGACACCGAGCTTACGCGCCACCGCGACGGTCATCGCGATGTCGTTGCGAAGGTAGTCTAGCGCAGCGGTACGATCCTCCTGCAACAGCGCAGCAAAGTGCGCGCCATTGCCATTTTTGGCACCAACACCCAAATGCTTCGCCAAACGGTCGAGCGAGATCGAGGCCTGAAAGTCACCCAACTTCCAGGCCTCCATCAGGTCAATGAACCGGGCATTCAGATAACGCCCATTCAACGCACCGTAAGGCACGGCGACGCCCAACTTGTAAGAGCGACGGATCAGAAAGGGAATGTCGAAGCGATTCGAATTGAAGCCGACCAGGTGCCGCCAGATCCCCTCCGGCGCAGCGACCTGCCAGAATGCAGTGAGCAGATCGCCCTCGGAGACACCCTGCTCCGCATCGACGACCAACAGCTCGACCACATCATTGAGCATCATACCAATCGCCAGCACCCGCCCCGTAGTCGCACAGAGCGCAGCGCGCTCGCGCCACGCAGCCCGCTGGGCCTCGATCTTTTCCGCGATCTTCACCGGATCCTTGAAATTCGCGGGAGCGGAAAACTCAGGCTCCATGGCGCAAAGCACCGCATCGACCTCCGGCCCCGTTTCGATGTCAAATACGAGCGCGTCCATTAGTAATCAGCCCTCCTCGGAAGCGGCACTTTCGAGCGCAGGCCTTCGCCCGCTCCAGAGCGGCGGCCAGGCGCTTGTCCGCAGCCTTGGGCTTTGCCATCGTAGCGAAGGTAGGCAGCCACAAGGTGAGCAACTTCTCGACTGCTTCCGCGTCGAGATCACCGAGTTGGACACCTGCGTGCTTACCGACATGCACCTGCGTAGGTCATCCAATCGTCGCGGCCCACTGCCTCGCCCGACTCCGGATCGGCAGGCGTTTCGGCCTTGCGATAGCTCGCCTTCGCGCCTGAGGCCTCCGCAGGCGCCTCGCGATCTTCTTACGAGTGAACTGTCCCGAAGGCTGGAGCGGCTCACCGTGCGCCTCCTTATGCGGCGTCATCGCAGCGATATTCGCGAAGGTCTCACCATTGTTGCCCTCCGAATGCGTAATGACCAGAAAGACGGGCCGACCGATCAGCGCTTCGGTATCGAACTCCTGGAGCTCCTGGGCATTGAGATCGCGGCCAAACCATTGCTTCATATCCTTACGAAAGGCAGCTTTCTCATGGAGCGAGACGGTATACCCACGCGACCAAACCGCAAAACGGTTGCCATCCTCGCGCAGCGCATCGACCTCGAAGACGAGCTTGAACTTTTCCTTCGGGCCCCAATCCGTCTGCACGGATTCGGGCGGCGTGACGTCCACGCAGACAGCGCGGCCAGTGTATTCGGGGCAAGGAGTGAAATTGCCTGCGGATTTGTAGCTTAGTTTCATGATGTATGTGGGTTATTTGTTGTTACGAAGGTAGCGGCGGCTATGCACGGTGCAGTCGTTGCGCAGCGCCTCACGGACTTCCTCGACGTCGAAACGCACGAGATGGCCGAGCTTGATATACGGGATCTTACGCTGCGCCTGCATTTGCCGCAGCCAGCGGAGGGAAGGACGACTCTCGTCGTCGAAGAGCAGTTCGAGCAGGCGTTCTGCGCGAACCAACTGAGGTAATTGAGCGGTGTTGCTTTCCATAAAAAGTATTGATTAAATCCGCCTTCGCTCGGAGAGCTACGACGTGACAAGGGATGAGTTAGAGACCCGTCAAATCGTCCGAATGAACTAGAATCCAGAAACCTGGACGGCCCTTCTCCGAAAGACAGACGACGGGGGTTTTGTTCTCGTGATGCGCCAGGCGCTTGGTGTCGTCCCAGAGACGCACCGCGGCGAAGCGCTTGCGCTGCTTGCACTCGATGAAGAGTTTCGGGTGGAGCGAGTCGGAGCGTGTCAGCTTCGAGTTGCCACCGGAGAGCGCGTTGCGCTCGGTGCCAAAGAAGCGAGCGACGCGGCGCTCGAAGGCCTTCCAGCATTTATCAGCCATAGTTATTCGTTGGTGTTGGTGTTTGAGGATGCGAAGACAGGCAAGAATGCCTGTATCACGTTGAAGAAAGTTAAAGAAATTGATAATTCTGGGCATAGCTCACGCTACATAGGTGCGCGAAACACCTAACAAATGAAGCTAAAGTTAAACTCAGCTAATAGCTCATGTTAGCACCGCTAAACAGGAGGTCGGTCGTTGCCCGAAGTGCAGGCCTTGAGATAGCGGTCCACCGCCTCCTGGGGAACGCGTATGACTCGCTTATTGATCCGATATACCGGAGCCACTTCACCCCTTTTTATAAGGGAAAGCACCGTTTTAGTACAAAACCCTAACTGTTGGGCGACTTCTTTAGGCGAGAGAGCGGATGCGGCTGGAGCTGACAT